GTGTTGCTGTAAACGCTCAGATTGCTCCGCTTGTTGCTGTTGTGCAATGCGTTGCTGTTCTTGTTGCAGAATAGCTAACTGTTTCTCTCGTTGTGCCTGTTCAGCGACCTTCACGGCATAACCGATTGGGTCAACTTCCTTGAGCGCTTCCAAATTTTCACCCTTGTTCTGTTGCTGGAGAAATTGCTCCATCATTTGCAGACGTTGGGCGTACTGATCTCTTAATTTGTTCGCTTCCTGAATTTTCGCTCGTTCGGCTTCCACCGCTTTGCGTTCTTCAGCAAGTTTTTGGGTTTTCTTGGTGTAATCTGCACCTAATTGGTAGCCCTCAATAAGCTCTGTCTCAGTTACTTCGCGATCTTCTCCAGCGGCTTTCACCTTGAAGCGGCGCGTAGGCTGTTCTTCAGCTTCTTCAGAATCTACCAACTCGGACTCAGATTCCTCAGCATATTCCTCGACTGTTTCCTCAGTTTCAGGTTGGCTGTTTTCAGCGCCCTCTGCTGCATCCATCATGCCTAGAAATGCTGCTGCGGCTGTGTCCACCGTCAGCGGCCCACTACCTTGCGGTGTCGTGTTTTCGCTCATTTGATTCCCAAATTGTCAGTCTAAACCGTAGACCACGGGTTACAGGATTTTCCACTTCTTTTCGTTAATCTGCTTTGTAGCAGCCAAAGATTGAAAGTGTCCTAGAACGGATTGTAATGCGTTTATTTTCATATACGCAAATTCTCTTTCATCAACCTGATGCGGCTGTGAATGAATAATCTTTTGCATCTCAATTGACTTCAAGGCTTCGATCTCGCCTTTAAAGAAGTCGTCATTGATTAGATTTTTAGCTAGTTGCGGTTTGTCCAAGGATGGAACTCACGATCTGGTTAATGTCAACAGGCGTACCCATTGGCGTTGATTGCTGTCCTGCCGCGAATATATCATTGAACGATAGATTACGCTGACTTGGCAAACCAGCCCATTGTGTGCCGCCAAGCATATTCTGATTGCTGAAAATTGAGTTCAGATCAATTGGCGACTTCCAATCTTCAGGGATTGGAACCATAGCAAAGCCAGTTTGACCTGTTTCACCTTGTTGTCCACCACTACCAGACAATCCAAGTGGGTCGCCAGTTACTGCGTTCAATAACAAGCCCCCCCTTAAATAGTCAAGGGTAGACATTCCAGCGGCTTTAGCGGCGGCAACCTGAGTAGGCGTTGCGGCTGCGGCTGTTGCGGCTTCTTCTGCAATCATTGCATTGATTTCAGCGGCAGACATATTTGCGGCTTGTTCTTGTGCAATTAAAGCATTTACTTCAGCGGCAGTAAGTTCTGGGGCGGCAGCAGAAGCGCCAGCTTCGGCAGTTGCAGCAGCGGCTTGCTCTGCTGTCATTGTCTCACCAGCAGCATTGAAATAAGCGCCAATTTCAGGAGCATAGTAAACGCCAGTCGCAATCAAAATAGCGCCAGCCCAACCGCCTGGGATATTTTCATTTACAAAGTCATCAAGTTGTGAGCCTGCATCTTTTACTGTGTCAATTGCGCCCTGACCAACATTCCCAACAGCATCAACTGCGCCACCAACGATATCTGCGGCCCCACCAGTAACACTACGGACAAAACCACCAAAACCACCCCAAAACTCAGGCAATCCTGTCTCTGGGTTGGTTGTACCAGAGCCGCCTAAAGCCTTCAATAATTCAGCTTCTTGCGGGTTGATATGGGCAAGCATCGTATCGCCATTGCGACCTTGTGATGCAATTTCATCTAAAAGAGCTTGAAGTTCTTTCATAGTATTACCCTGGTATTTCAACATTAGAAGTGATGCCAGCACCAACCTTCATAGCCTTCAATCGAGCCTCAGCCATAAATTCTTCTTCTTTCAGTTGAAGATTTGCAGATGCCTTCTCGCGTTCCAACTGAATCTGAGCAGCGTTCTTTTCACGCATCAACTGCAATTCAGCAATAGCTTTCTGTTGCGCCAGTTGAATGTCAGCTTCAGCCTTCATTTGTTGGGCTTGAATGTCAGCCTGAGTCTTGGCCATGTACGCTTGAACTTCAGGCGGCATAGGCGCTTGCTGTTGAGGCTGTGGCTGGCTCATTGCCTGATCTTGTTCAGGTGTGATTGCCTTGTAGAACTCAGCAGAGTCTTTGAAACCAGCGGCTTCAACCATACGACCCAAGGTGTTACGGTACTGACCCATTGAAACCAACGGGTTAGCTGGCCCCATTTGCTGAAGGACTTGTTCTTGTTTGGCGAGAACCATGTTGAGCATAGCCATTTGTTCTTGGCGGTTGCCAGCGCCCAAACCAACGTTAATGTCCACATCGTACTGATTCGACCACTCACGCGGATCAAATTGAACGTACTGACCGCGCATACGGATGATTCGTGGCTTGTCTTGGTACTTGCACAGCAGATGCAAGATACCTTTGAATAATGACTTAACGCCTGTCTCAGCAAAGATTCGAGCAATCATCTCAATCTTGCCAGCGGAGCTTTGCTGCATAGAAGCAACAGCGGCGGCGGTGACGTTTTGCAGGATAGATGGGTC